CCGATGATTCGGCCGCCGATGGTGGATGAGTCGGGGAGTTATGAGTTTGCGAATACGTTCGGTGGCGAACCAATCGGAACCCGGATGTCTACGCCCGCAGGCCGTCAGGCGGAACTGGCAAATCTGGCCAACGCTGCGGGGTTTTTGACGTCGCCGTTCAGCGCGATGGCGAACTATGTGCTGACGGGCAGATCGCCCGCAGAAATGTTTGGCGTGGGAGATTTCCGAGCGGCGCAGGGGCCGGCGCAGCAGGGTTTACTGGCGCAGGGACAGGGTATTTTTGGGAACGTGCGCGATTTCCTAAGCGGTTTGATGAGCCAAGGCGGCCAACCCGCAGGCGCTCCCGCACAGCAAAGTTTTTCGCCAGAGATGGGATTTTCTGTGGCCAATGACGCCTATCAAATGGCGCTGTCAAGCGGCGCAGATGAGCAAGCCGCAATGAATGCCGCAAACAGTGCCGCATCGCTGGTGGCGCAGGGCGTGGATCCAATTACTGCTGCCACGATTTCTGCGCAGTATGCGGTGGGGGCGGCTGGTCCGCAAATGCCCGAGATGCCTGCGGCTGCGCCTGCTGCGCCGATGGCTGCACAGACATTTGGCATTTCCCCGCAAACCCAGATCGAAAGCAGTTATGACTTCAGCGGCGGCGGAGAAACTGGCAGGAGCGAAGGCTTCGGCTCTGCTGGATCTGTAGCAGATGTAAGCGGCGGACAAGCGCCGTACTAAAGGCAACCGGCCAGCCTCCAATGGCCGAGATGGAGCATCAATGAACGAAGCAGAAGCAGTCGAAGACGACATCCAGCAGGCACCCGAACTGGAGGCCAAGCAACCCGAAACGCCACCAGAGGCAGAGGCCGCACCGGAGCCCGAAGAGGTCGTCATCACGATCGGTGACGAGCAACCTGCGCAGGAAGATGAACAGGCTCCCGAGTGGGTGCGTGACCTGCGGAAGAAAAACCGCGAGGACCAGAAGCGCATCCGCGAACTGGAGGCCAAGCTCCAGCAGGTGCAGACGCCTCAGGCGGCAGTGCCGAAGCTCGGCGCAAAACCGAAACTGGAGGACTTCGACTACGACTCGGGCAAATACGAGGCGGCGCTAGACAACTGGTTCAGTCAGAAGCGGCAGGTCGAGGAATTCCAGTCTCGCGTCAAACAAGCCGAGCAGCAGCAGATGCGCCAGTGGCAGGAGAAGCTGGAGGGCTACGCTGCGGCCAAGCAGTCGCTGAAGGTGCGCGACTACGAGGACGCCGAGGCCACCGTGCAGGAGGCGCTGAACACCGTCCAGCAGGGCGTGCTGTTGCAAGGCGCGGACAACCCTGCGATGATCGTGTACGCGCTGGGCAAGAATCCGTCCAAGGCCAAGGAACTTGCGGCCATCTCGGATCCCGTGAAATTCGCATTCGCTGTGGCGAAATTGGAGGCGCAGTTGAAAGTCCAACCCCGCAAAACCCCGCCGCCGCCTGAGTCTAGTGTGCGCGGCACCACCGCCATCAGTGGTGCCGTGGATTCCAACTTGGATCGACTGCGTGCCGAGGCAGAGCGAACGGGCGATTACAGCAAGGTCTTCAAGTATCGGCAGCAGCAGCGTGCAAAGGAGTCCGCACGACGCTAGACAAATGCCCGCAATGGTGTATATTCGCACCAAGCGCGGGTCTCGCCAGCCAGAAATCGGCAGTAGCGCATCAAACGAGCGTCCGCCGGCTCTGACTGGTGAGTATCAGGCGCGGCCCTAGCCGCATCAGTCACTCATTGATCTTAGGAGCCAATCATGGCCAATGCTTTTTCCAAGGAAGAGCGCGTCGCGTTTGAAGACCTGCTGGCGGGCTTCAACGACGCGCTGGTGCTGTCCAAGAACGTCAGCATCTACCGCACCGACGGCACGATGATGGAGCGCGCACGTGACACCATCTGGCGTCCGATGCCCTACATCGCCCAGTCGGTTTCCTCGACCCCCGGCACTGCGCTGACGGGCTACCAGGACATGACCCAGTTGTCGGTCCCGGCATCACTCGGCTTCAGCCGCACCGTGCCCTGGACGATGACCACGCTGCAACTGCGCGACGCTCTGCAAGAGGGTCGTTTGGGTGACAGCGCCAAGCAAAAGCTGGCGTCTGACATCAACGTCGCCATCCTGAACGTCGCCAGCGCTCAGGGCACGCTGGTGGTTCCGATCGGCGCTCCTGCTGGCACGTTCGATGACGTCGCTTCCTGTGATGCCATCATGAACGAGCAGGGTGTGCCGATGGAAGATCGCTATCTGGCGCTGTCCAGCCGCGATTACAACGGTCTGGCTGGCAACCTGGCAGGCGGTACTGTGGCGAGTCTGTACGCCAACGGTCGTTCGTTCAACGGCGACAAGTCGAATCGCGCTTTCGAGCGCTCGTATGTCGGCATGGTGGCGAACTTCGAGACATACAAGATGGACTACGCGATTCGCTGCGCCGCCAACGCCGCGACCGTGACCATCGCCACCAACGGTGCTCAGGTGCAGTACGTCCCGCAGGCAACATCGAACCTGGTCGGCGGCCAGATCAACGTTGACAACCGCTTCCAGCAGGTCACCGTGTCCACCACGGTTGGCGTGACGGCAGGCGATATGTTCGAGATTGCTGGTATCGAAGCGGTGCATCACATCACCAAGCAGAGCACGGGTCAACTCAAGACCTTCCGTGTGATCTCGGTTGATTCGGGCACCACGATGACCATCAGCCCGCCGATGATCGGCGCAAACCAGGTCAGCCCGACCGATGCGGAACTCCAGTACAAGAACATCGAAGTGGCGTCCACCTCGGCCACCGCTGCGATCACGTTCTTGAACACGACCGCAACGTCGATCAACCCGTTCTGGTACAAGGACTCGCTGGAGATCCTGCCGGGTCGCTACGCGATCCCGACCGATGCTGGCACCGCAGTGATGCGCGGCAGCACCGACCAGGGCATCGAACTGGTGATGCAGAAGTTCTACGACATCGACTCGATGACGATCAAGTACCGTCTCGATACGCTGTACGGCGTGGTCTGCAAGAACCCCGAGATGTGTGGAGTTTTGATTTTTAATCAATAATTGACTACCATAGTCTGGTATTGATTAGCGCGGGCGGATGGATTGGGGGATCCCGGTCGCCGCCCGCGTTCTTACATCTGGAGAGCACAATGCCTCTGAAAAAGGGTTACTCTCAGAAGTCGATCAGCAGCAACATCTCCAAGGAGATGAAGTCCGGCATGCCGCAAAAGCAGGCCGTCGCTGTGGCGCTGAGCACCGCGCGCAAGGCGGCCATGAAGGCCGGAAAGCCGAGCAAGGCACCTCGGAAGCCGATGAAATGAAAACTTGCTTTAAGTGCAAGGAAGCAAAGCCTTTTGCTTTGTTTTTCAAGCACAAGCAAACTGCCGATGGTTACCATAGTTGGTGCAAAGTTTGCTGCCTTAAAGGTAACAACAGATCTCGTGCCAAGCAGAACTCAACAATTGAGGGGCGCGCAGTAGTGTTTTTGCGCAACGCCAAAAAAAGTTCTGCCAAACGAGGGCAAGTTTTTGCGCTTACAGTAGAAGACATCGTTGCTTGCTGGAATGACCAAATGGCCATTTGCGCGTACAGTGGGCGCGAAATGACACTGGAAGCAGGGATGCTTAACACGGTATCTATTGAGCGCATTGACAGCTCTATTGGTTACACTCCGGATAACACAATTCTGGTCTGTCAAGCTGTTAACCGCATGAAGTCAGATTTTGCGTTTGAGGACTTCTACGCGTTGTGCGCTGACGTCGCTGATTTTTTGGGTAACGACAACCGCAAACTATGTGTTGGGGTTTACAAATGAAGAAACCAGGATCTCCCGGGCTCTACGCTGCGGTTCACGCCAAGCGCAAGCGCATTGCCGAGGGCTCTGGTGAGAAAATGCGCAAGCCCGGAACCAAGGGCGCGCCGACTGCCAAAGCCTTCCGCGAGTCTGCGAAGACAGCGAAAAAGAAATGACCACCTTTCCCATCCACGTCTACAAGTCGCCCGGCAACTACGTCCGCCTAAAGTGGACGTACAAACTTGCCTCTGTGAGCGATCAGGAGGCCCTACAGGCGCATCTGGACGATGGGTGGCACCTGACCCTTCAGGAAGCGTTTGACGCGGCTGGAGGGGCCGCTCTGCTGCGCCGCCCGCGTGCCGATTGGCGCAGCCGCAAAGCGCAGGAAGCCAAGGCCAAGCAGCAGCGACTAAAGGAACGGCAGGAACGTCTGGCTGCATACGAGGCACGCAAGGTCGAGGCACAGCAAAAAGCCAAGGACGCTGTGGCTCCGCCGACTCGGGCTGAGCTGGAGGCCAAGGCGACCGAACTCGGCCTGAAGTTTGATGGGCGCACCAGTGACAAGACGCTGCTGCGCCGCATCACGCAGGCGCTTGAGGAGGTCTGACGTGGGATACAGCAAGCGCCAGTTCATCGAAGCCGCGTTTGCCGAGATCGGCATGGCGGGTTACGTCTTCGATTTGCAACCGCAGGATCTGGAGCAGGCCTTGAGACGCTTGGACGCGATGATGGCCGAGTGGAACGCCAAGGGCATCCGCCTGGGCTACCCGCTGCCGTCGAGCCCGCAGTTCAGCGACATCAATGCCGCCTCCGAGGT